AGATATGAGCACGCTGATATGCAGCTCGAACAGTTTCTTGATCTGCCCAACCGTGGTAATTGATCTGTGGGTGCTCCTTCATCTTATCGAAGAGTGGCTTGTACGCTTCGTCGCGTCCCTCCCAGCTAGGGCCATAGATACCGAATGAAGAGAAGACGTCTAGCTCAATATTCGGATATTTCTCGGCGAGAGCGCAAAATACAGGAACCAGAATCTCCAATCCACGATGCGGTGTGGACGTATAGATGAGACGAATCTTATCCTTTGGCTTGTCAACGAGTGGAATAGGATCGACACCTGTTTCGATAACTGTCGAATGATTGCTATATGGAACTCCAAGATAATCGCGATACTGTTGATACTGCCAGTTCGAACTGAAGACTAACTTTTGAAAGCGAGCTCGAGAAGCTGGATCTTGAAGATGTGAAGCTTCGGGATCACCGGCGAGATCATGTAAATGGTAGATCTTAATTCTGTTAGGATAAAGGTTACGGACGCGAGCAGTGATAATTTGGACACCGTCGAGTTCATCTCGAGTAAGTCGGTTGAAGAGATTTCGAGTGGTAAGTTCTGTTCCGCCATTCGATTCCTTATTCAGTTCATTTAATTCAATTAGGTCTTGGTTGTTCATAATTTTTATATCCATTCACTAAATAGTCATCGTAGAGGTATTCGATGTCTTGATTCTTAAAGAACTCTTTATCATTAAATGCTTTGTCATCAATCCACACATCGTATGACGGTTTTCCGAGCCGAACTTCGTGAAACTTACAGCCCCAATCATTAAGTTGTTTGTTAGTAAGTGCGGTCCAATTTAGTCCGGATCCTGATCCCCTAGCCGTCCAATAGATAATGGTATGGCCTTGATCGTATAGTCTATTTATCTCTTCAATACGATGCTTAAGCGGAATGGCAAGACCATAACGATGTTGACCATCTGTGAAAGGAGTACGACAGATGGTCTGGTCAATATCTACCATGTAAATCATTCGACTGAAAATCCAATAATCGTGTCATAGCGAAATGAACGCCATCCCTTATTTTCGAGATCCCATACAGCGAGCACATCAGGATTTGGTGTCTTCTTCTGCACGACTTCTTCGAGATCTGTCTGCGCTGGAAGTTCTGTCGGTGACAGAGTACAACGAAGAACTCTTTGCGTGCCATCCTTCTTTAAGAAGGTTACAATTGCGATTCCAGTTTGAAGAACGCCCTTTAAATATTCATTCTGCCAAGAACGATCGTTCTGGTCTGTCGTACCATTCAACGAGTTTATCATAACCACCCACCTTTTCTGCATTGATAATAATGAAAGGAACCGTTCTTACATCTGGAAAGCTTTCCATAAACTCTTCGCGTGTAAGATCTTTTCCTATCTTCTTTTCTATATACTGTTCTCCTTTATTTGTAAACAAGTTTTTCGCTTGTACACAATAAGGGCAATTGTCTTTCGTATAGATTAGAATATTCTTAGTCATTTGTGCCTGCTTTTGCATAAATTCCATATGATACTCGCTTCGGATCTCCGTACACCGTATTTGCGCGTACTCTAATAAAGCTCTTATCTGAAGATGGACCTGCGATAGTAATCCAAGGATTCTGACCTCTTTTCCAAGCTTTCAGTTTATTATAAGCTTTTTCGCCTTCACTTCTTCCTCGACGAACTTCTTTTACTCCGGCAACAATTGATCGCCGAGAACCTTTTGATACTAACTTAGCACGCGTTCTCTTCTTACCCATTATAACACCTCATTTTTATTGTTCATACACCTATTATATAACACGTTTATCAATTAAAGACAACTCTTTTTCTCTGTCTATGTACTTATACTCTACTTTTGTAGGGCTCCAGACTTCAATAGCTTTGAACACATCATCAATATTCAGTGTGCTACAGGTATAGACGTCCAACTGAGCAAGTGCTGGTTCACACTCATCCCAAACATGAAGAGCAATATGACTTGTCTCGATAATAGTCACTGCGGTTAGACCGCGGTTGCCGACCATATCTGAATAAACCGAATAAGGACCCATGAGAACCTTCATATCGATTATTTCTACTAGTCTATGCATCCACGCATTAATTGCTGCGGTGCATCGTGGAGGATTACTTAATTCCGCTCTGACAATTAAGTGCTTGTGTTCTAGTACCTTACCCACCTCATAAATTCTCCTGTTCGGGGTTGAAAATTAAAGCCTTGACGTGGCTTGCTTGAATTTTACAAGATACCCAATTATTATAATATTGAGGATCTAAGATAGCATCTGTATCGAATATATATTTAGTTTCAAAATAATTACATTCTCCGCGGCCCTTACAGAGTCTTAAGATGGTTCTACGAAAGCTATCTTTTCCGTAGAGATCAACATCTTCTTTGAGGGAAGTAGAAGATCCGTAGTAGTCTCGCCAATCGGACTCTACGCGAAGCTTCTTTCGTTTGCCTTTAACAGTTTTGTATCCGGCTTTGGTCAGATACTTACGACCGATATATTTTTTGCCGTTTACCAAATTTTCGATGAGATATATGAAGCCATAATAATCTTCAACATCAGTAAATTCTTTGTCTTCGTATAACCATGAATTCATAGATCACATTCCATCAGTAGAAAGATCTATTTATTCTTCATATTCTTCATCAAAGGGATCTTCAAGATGAAGCTCAGCTGAACAATATGGGCAATATTCTGGAAGAGTTGTATTTTCTGTAATTATTTTGAATTCCTCTTCACATGAGGGGCAAGTTATCCAATCCATTATAGTGTGAATCCTTTAAATGTATTTTCATCAACGTCTTTTTTCACTCCACCGATCACATAGCTAGTAATTTCTGTTTCTTGCGGCGCAACCTGTACATCAGAACCTGAAATCCACTTTTGTGTCCATGGAAGCGGATTCACACCAGGTTTACCATTCAGTCCGATGGCACCCATTCTTTTAGCCGCGATGTGATCTACATAGTCGCAAAGCAATTGCTCGTTTAAGCCGATCATTGACCCGTCCTTGAATAGATACTTCGCCCAAGCCTTTTCCTGTTCGACAACCTTGTTGAACATCGTAATGCACTCGTCTTTTGTTTCTTCAGCAATTTTCGCAAAGTCTGGATCCTCTTTAGGTAGAATCTTAAGGAGCTGCTGAGTCGAAGCAAGGTGTACGTTCTCATCCCGTGCAATGAGTTTGATAATCTTGGCGTTACCCTCCATCTTCTTAACTTCGGCGAAAGCCCAACTACAAGCAAAGGAGACGTAGAATCTAACTCCTTCGAGCGCATTCACGGCATTCAAACAAAGCCAGAGAGCTTTCTTGTGATCATAATTATATCGCATATTGCTATTAAATGCAATCAGATCGTCATAGTATTTACTAATGTCATGAGCGCAATCGGCTATTTCTTGGATGTCGAGCATCTCGTCAAATACCCTTGACGGATCTGAATAAACGTTTCGAATGATATGAGTGTAGGATCGACTATGAATCGTTTCGGAAAATGTCCATGTTTGGATCCAGGTTTCGAGTTCGGGGAGCGAACAAATTGGTAGAAACGCCAAGCTAGGAGCACGTCCTTGAACAGAGTCGAGAAGAATCTGTCTTTTGAGATTGCTTGTGAAGATATGCTTTTCATGGTCGGTTAACCCTTTAAAGTCTTTGCCGTCTCTTGACAGATCTACTTCTTCTGGACGCCAAAAAAATCCGAGCTGCTTGTCTGTTAGCTTCTCGAAGATATTGTAGCGTTGCTTATCGTAACGGGCAATATTGACTTGTTTTCCAAAGAAACAAGTTTGTTCTGTAGCATCAAACATTTCGTTTGAAAAAACGGTCATTCAACTCTCCAAGTATTGGTATTTAGTTTAATATTTTTCGGCCAATCGCCTTCAGTATATGATTTATCATGAAATCGAATTTCATTCGTCGGCATAATAGTCAATCGGCCATTATCTAATTCAATGAACATAAATTCCTTCGACTGAGAAGGATGTTGGGTATATCCATCATTCATCGGAACGACTGTAAA